ACAGGTCTTTACCAGTTAGCGTTGGTTCATCCATGTAGTTATCGAAGTGAATCACTTCAATAGTGGCGGCGTTTTCGATAAGGAAACGTTTTGCTTCCCACCATTCTTTTATCCAAACAATACCTTCAGCTTGTTCTGGCGTTAGATAACGTGCTGGATCACGAATGTCATCAATGTATACTTTGGTATTAGACATATTAGTGTCCACCGTCAACAGTTAAGTGATGACCACCAGCCGTGGCAAGAAAGCGATCAGTACCGCAACCACGTGGATCAATATCAGAAACTTTGAAATCAGCTTCACCGAGATCTACGTAAGTAGTAGTTCCGAAAGTACGGTCAACCCGTAATTCGTATACGTGGTCTTCCTGAAGTTCCTTAACACCATTCGCTGGATGTGACTCTGGAACGATGTGACCGATAATGATACCGCCAGGCATAACCTGGATACGTGCTGTCATAGCCATTTCTGTACCCTCATTGATTAAGAGGTAGTACTATATCATGCCACGTTAGGGCTGTCAAGGACGTTTTAACGGTTTAGGACGAATGCTATCATTGTACAACCCACGGATGTACAAATATGTACTAAAACTACATACGCCGAGTTTGTACATTTCTTCAGTATCTTTCATGATACCATATAGTCTAGAATTCAAACGTTTCATTCGGTTTCCTTAATTAGTGCGAGGGGATGGACTTGAACCACCGACACGGAGTTATCCTAAGATAATCTTGCTCTACCATCTGAGCTACCCTCGCGAAAAGTTATGAGTAATTTACATAACCTTCATATTTGATATTGATCGCTGGTCGGAACCCGCCTTCAGGAATCATGAAGTAATCATAAAGCTCAGGTACAGATAACTGTAACTTACGCATCATGCCTAAATCATTCCTGATAGTACTGGCATCATGAAGTTCAATACCTACATGAAAGTACGGGTCTAATTCAGACTTCAGTTGTTCAACCGCCGCTTCATCTGTAATACGACTTTGGTTACAGAAGCGAACTATTGTACGCCATCCTTCACCAGTTGCGGCGTATTCAAAGAATAATACGCTTTGCATGTTATACCTCGACTTCTTCTAGACAATCCATTTCATCTTCGCTGAAGAAACAGCTATCTGAAACAGGTTTGCCATTTTTGGCGATGTAATAGAATTCATCATCTTTGATCAATTCTACACCAGTAGTATTCAGTTCTGGAAAGTACTTCAGAAGATCATCAGCACCGAATACTGTACTTTTAAATAAGTCTAAGTTTTTAATCTTACACTTCATGGTATATCCTAATTTGTGGAGAGGGGTGGATTCGAACCACCGTACCGTTCTTATGAATGAAATTTATGGATGCCGTAAGATTCCATCTGGAATCGCTTTTCGTGTCCTGGGCCGCTAGACGACCTCTCCAGTTTTAATTAGTCACTAATAGTGACTGTCATTGGTTTAAATTCTGTATAACCATGCGATTTTAATATCTTCACCATTTCATTATACAGTTTTTCTTCTTCATTACTTGGATATACCGGATGGTTAATACCTTCCAGTTCCATACGTACTGAAGTGGGATTAGTTGAATTTTCATTACCCGCAAATAGGGTATCATAAGTCGCCCAATCCCCATAACGCTCAATACAAATGAGTTTCACACATAGTCCTTAGTCATGTCATAGACCGCAGAGTTAATATCAGCGAACTTCACTTTCCACGGTGCGTAGTACTGTTGAAGGATCTGATCCTTCTTGAACAGTGCTTCTAACGCAGTAACAGCGAATTTCGCATCTTCAAGAAACTTATCTTTAACTTTCTTGATATATTCTGGTTTCATACCGTCGAAGCCCATGATATAAGCAACTTCCAATTCACGGTATGACGCACCGAGATCACCCAATGGGTTTTTAACGTTCTCAGGGAAACAGAAGCGATATACTTCTTCGCATGTTTCCTTAAGACGTTCTTCCGCTTTCGCTTCTTTGCCGTACTTCTCGAAGAAGATTTCAGCAGGTGGATAAGTCTTTACATTCTTCATCCACGTATCGATCAACTCATTCATAGTTTTTCTCCGTAAAACCAGGTACAGAAGCAATATTTTCAACTTCTTGAGTCATATCAAGAATTTCAGCACCACGAATCGGTGAAGTTGTTGGAATATTGGCTAAAGAATGAAGTACTTTCATCATTTCATGCCATGATTCTTCGTTGGCAATGTAATATGAATGGCTATGGCGATAACGGTTAATATACTCATTACACAATGCCATGAACTCACCTTTCCAGAATAACAGAATGGTAGCATCACCGTACTTGCGGTCTTGATCAGTATCATCAAAAACGATGCGAAGTTCAAGTTCTTCCGGTTTCTTTTCTTGATAACAGAACAGTTCATGTAAATTACATGTCAGTTCATAGTTATCATGAATTCCATGATATTCTTCAAATGTTTCCTGAAGAATATCAATATCAGCATCACCTAACTTCGGTGCGTTCAGTAAATCATCCCAAGTTGGCATAACCAATTCAATAGGAGTGAATGCAGAAGTCTCAATATAGCGAGTTTCAGGAAGGAACTCAATCATTTCTTCTTCACTAAAACCAATGCTTAGAAATGTATGCCAATCTGATTCTATCAATTTAAATAATTCACGTTGAAGATCATCTCCAACTGGATAAACTATTTCATTAGTATCAGAAAAACTGATCAGAACATCCATTTTGGAAGTTGGTAATACAATCTGATGAATACGAAGAAATTTCTTCTGCTTAATCATCCGATTATAGAACTTAGCATTATTGCGAGATTTGCTGTAATACTCTTTGAAACCATCAATGAATTTCTGTTCAATGGACATGATAAATCCTTAGTAGCTGTCGGCTTTGACAAAAAGAATACCCCAAATCACCATTACTAGTACCCAAATGAAAACTAAGCTACCAGTACCGATGCTGAACCACAAACGCTGATCAGCAGACATATAATACCAGTGACCCACTGGTTGATTGACAACAATCAAAATTGTAATAATGATTGCTGCGAGAAAAGTTGCTAAAGCAGTAATTACAGCATGAATAGGTTTCATCGTATTTTCCAATTCAATTAAGATAGACAGTACTTTATCATACGGATTCGGTACTGTCAAGCACTTTTTACTGATCCAGTAATTCTAAATCATAAAGATCTTTCGCTAATTCTGCGAAATCAGAATGTTCATTAATTACATGGGTGAATACTAACTGACCTTTTGGTGTTACCCGCCAGCACTGACCAGGGTGAGAAGTAAGATAACGATTTTCTTCTCCATCAGGCCATGTCAGATTCATAGTACGTACAGAGTAATCATCGTAAACAAAATCTACGATAGTAATATCAGTACGATTCTTCCAGTCGAATGAGAATGCTTGTGTTTCTTCCACAAGTAATTCAGTATCCTTAGCAAAGCAAAGACACATCATTTCATTTGTATCTTCTTCGTAAGGGAAACGAATTTCCTGATTCTTTGAATAATCGATCCATGTCAGATGCTTAGCATCGAATGTGAAGATTTCGCAGTTTTCAGTTACGAGAGATACGGTTTTTAGTACTTTTGACATGATTAATCCTCTTGGATAATAATTAAGGGCATCACATGATGCCCTTCTTCAATAGAGGTTAGAAATCGTCGATGATACGAATACTATCAACACTTGGATTATCGGCGAAGATCTTTTCGAAAATAGCAGTAATCATTTCATTTTCGAAAGTTGTGTTACGACGCACTGAGCAATATCCAGCACCATCCTGACCATAAAGCTGTTCTTCTTGACATGCGTCACAAACAGCATTCCAGTCAAACCCCAATAGTTCTCCAACAACGTTAATATCGCTGTTATCAATGCTGTACGATGGTTCAATAATGAATGGTTCAGCCATTATTTCACCTTAACAGCGGTACGAGCCGCATCGTAGTACTTGTTAACTTTGTTACGATAAGCAATCGCAGCATCGAATTCAGTACTGTCAATGCCATCTTTCATAGAACGAACACCTTGAGCATCGTACTGGTAAAAGTTGGAATTGATCTGTGCCAGTACTGAAGTACGATGGCCTTTGAGACGCTGAAGATTCATTTTCTTCAGTACTTCATCTTCTAAAATCTTCATGGTTTCACCATATTAATTTTACAATCGGTATTAATGATTTGAACCCATTCGCCATCATCATTAATCATTGTAAGTTCTTTTTTGTCCTTAGACAAAGTATACTCTTTAGTATAAACATAGTCAAAGCGACCGCAGTTCAGACGGAAGTACTTATATCCAGGTTTGATTGTGTAGGTAGTACCTACATCAGTAGGAGCAACTTCAGCAGTAGCAGTTTTATCTTCTGCCAGTACTGAAGCAGAGAGCACTGTTAACAGTGCTCCGAGGATGAATTTATTCAACTTCTTCATCGTCATCTTCCGCTTCTTCGGCTTCAGCCTTTTCATGGTTACGCTGAACTGCGAGTTTGAATTCTTCAGACTCCAGTACTTCATCGTCGCCATATACCAGTTCCCACTGACCAGCACCATACGCTTCATCGTAATTGCTGTGTTTCCAGTCTGAACCGATACCCATATCGTGCTTGCCCCAGGAAGTGTTGCTACTGAGATGGCTTGCTACAACATCGCCGTCTTCAGTCAGTGCTAACATCTGGACGCCAAACGCATGTTCAGCATAAGGAAGTACAAAGATCTTTTTCATGTCATTCACCTTTATCGTCATTACGTTTGTATGTAACCGTGATATTATTTGGAGGAAGTTTGTCACCAGAACCATCTTGTACTGATCTACCATACTTCCCAACACATTGCCTTGAACAAAATGGACCGGCTTTACCCCGGCTTCTCTCACGAACTTGATATACCGATAATTTAAATTGTAATCCACAATATACGCAGTTGTCAACCACTTCTTCACGCCGTAACACACTTTTTGAAGCATTTTCGGAACGTGTTAGAATTTGTAAATTATCTGAATCATTATCAGTATGTACTCGATTCTTATGGTCTACTGTTTCTTCGTTACGATCCAATTCACGACCAAGCTCAATTTCCTTTAGATACCGAGCATAGCTTTTCATTTTGAATTTACCATTAGTCAATTTCAATCGTACAACTTCACGACCATCCGATTTTCTGGTATATGGACCGTATACTTTTTCTATGTTATGTGGATATTCCATTCTTATTTTTTAATTTGTGCGAGCGGAGAGATTCGAACTCTCGATCCCGAAGGCGTGTCGTTTTAAGCGACATGTGTATCCCGCTCCACCACGCTCGCGTTTATATTATATTAACCAGCGTCTAATTCATAGTACTGATTAGAATTTTCTTCGTGTAATTCGCCCATTTTACCCCAAAAGATTAATGAACCAGTTACACCACGCCCAGCATCAAATGTGCCATCAAAGCCTTTAGTAAGAAGTCGCTTATTCATTTCTTTATAAAGCATCTTACCATAACCTTTTAAACGATGTTCTTCTTTGATGAATGCCTGAATATTTGTTCCCCAATAGCGATGACTAAATTCATCGTTATGGAACATTGCCCCGATATACTTACCAAAGTCACTCTTTAACAGAATGAGTTCTGAAGTACTTGCCACATCACTATCGTTAATAATATCACGATAGCAAGTAATGATTGTCCACGTTGGTGAGTGGTACAATTCTGAATTCAGTGCTATCTGAGCTAATTCCGTTATCGGAAGGTCTTCAGGCGTTATGATTTTCATTACCAAAGTCCTGTGTGGTTCACCGAGAAGATACGAAGGAACGCATCAATCCAAACAATTGCGAAAGGTATAAACATACCAGTCGCAGACCAAAACTTTTTCACATTCCAGGATATTGCTGCTTTAATCGAATTACTCAGATGGTAAACCGAAAAAAGTAATGCCCAAAGACATATCAATGCCAGAACTGGACTCATTTTTCGAGATCCTTAATGTTTTCAGTACTTGGAGTTTCCACACCGTCTAAGCGATGATAGAATTCACCAAATACCTTACCGAGAAGAAAAGTACTGATCATAATTATCGTCAGACCAATACTACCGATAGAACCACCAATAATCGCACCGTACATCAAACTCGCAATGAAACCGATTATAACAGAGATGACCATTTGAATCAAGAAAGAAAGCTTCATGGTACGATTTCCCAATCATTTACTTCAGTTTCGCGACGAGTCAGTTCAACAATCCAAACTTTACCATTCTGACAGTGATATGACATACCAGCTTTATTGATATAGATTTCAATATCTAATTCAATGAATGATGGACGACGAATATAAAATCCGTTCTTAAATGAGGTTCTTAGTACTTTCTGAATTTCCGCTATAGTCATAGGTGTCTCACTTGTGGATGCGATATGTTTCATCGATCATCTGCTGTGTAACAATACGACCGATACCTTCAGCGACTGCGTTAATAACAATCGCACTTACGATTACAAGAAGTAATCCGAACAAGATAAAACAAGCATTGTCTTTTAAGTACTTAATCATATCTCGTTCCTCAATTAAAGCCGCATAGGGGATTCGAACCCCTTCAGATTATACGCGGAACCACCCCGCTCAGGTATATCTACCTGTAATCCTATCACAATACCATTATTGATACTAGTACTTTACTGTGCACCATCCAGTACTTTCTCTCAGTGATTGATAGGGAGTCGAACCCTACCACGGCATATTCTCAATTAATATATGGTTGGGGGTCGTGACCTTCTCAGAGTTACCTCTCCAGCCCCATCCCATTCTTGCCACGTCAAGATATGAGTACTCTCATATTAGAGCTTATTTTACCACGATTAACTGGCTACATTCGAGGATAGCAATTCCCCTAGCTACTAATCAAGTAGCGTGTATCTTAAATTACCAGCATTACGTAGTAGCCATCAACGTAATCAACATCATCATTTGATGGTGTTTCTTCGTCGTCTTCGTCCATATGCTGATCGTATTCATCTTCCTGGATAACGCGAATCCACGGAACCCCATCAACTTCAACGTCGATAGTATGATCCCAATTACCATTGAAGACATACTTTTCAATATCTTCAGCAATCGCATTTAAATGCGGAGAGAAGTCGAATTTATCTTTGAAGTGATCAACGAATGTTTGAGCCAGATCAATTGATTCTTCTGCGATAGTTTTGCCTTGATATGGCATCATGAAATTCTGATTCATGGGCAGTACTCCAGGTTTTAAATGGTGATCCTGGCTGGATTCGAACCAGCGATGTGTCATTAACTGTGACGGCTTATGAGGCCGCTGCCTTCGGCCTCTAGGCAACAGGACCGGTTGGTTTTTCTTCACCGCAGTACTCGCATTGTACGACTACTGTTGGTTCGCCACCTTCTTCACCAGTGATGAATTCAGAAGGAATTGACTGCTTTTGGTAATTGTGTCCAGCACCGCTGGCTACGCATTCCATATAATCTGGTTTCATATCAAACACCTTTACGTGTGCGACGCATGAGTTTACGCAACATCAAAGTAGGCATTGCGGGTTTCTTCAATTCTTCTTGTACCTGGTTGAATGATTCTTCGGACAGTACTTTACGATTTCCAGTACTGTTACAAGGCATACATTCATATACCATACCGTCACCAGCATAGTGATAACCAGTACCTGAACAAGATTCACATTCTGACATAATGTAATCTCCAATTAAAAAGGTGCTAAGAACAGGATTCGAACCTGTAAGGAAACCTCGCGGTACTTCCCACGTCCTATTGTCGCTTTCGCTATCGTCAGACGCTACGTTTACCAATTCCGTCATCTCAGCGTGGCGGGGATATTCCGCACCCTACCATGCGTTGGAAGCCAAAGGGTGTTATCGGCTATATGCCCCATAATATGGTCGCCAATATAAGGTAGTTTCATCTACGCACGACCCGACAGGTACTCGCCCTGTAACGCCGCTTCGAATAAGCCTTTATACTAGCATTTGTGGCTCATACCAGATTCGAACTGGTGTTGACAGAGATTTAGAGTCTCCCGCTACGCCTCTCAGCTAATGAGCCATTGATTCATTTGATACGTTTATTATACCAGAGTTTTTTAAGTCGTTCCATCTTTTTCTCAAAAAATTTCACGACTTCAATCACTTAGGTGTCGCAATCGTCGTAAGTAAGAAAACGATTACGAAGTACGCAGAACAGATGTGTCCACACGTCACCGTCTTCTAGTTCAGCCGAACAGATGAATACACCTTCTTCTGTATCGCTTTTCCAAATACCTTCAGACATATAAGGTTTCTGAAACCATGCCTGAACCGTACCATACATGTTTATGGATACTATTGGCATTCCAGAAGGAATATCCAATACACATCCGTTAACATTGGCCTGTACTTTATTTGTGTTTCGACGAAGTTTCAA